CCAGAGATGGTGGCTTTGGAGGGTAGTAGATAGTCTAGAAGGTAAGTCCCGACTCTAAACGTTACTTCCGTCATTTCTAGGTTCATTAAGTGTCAGTGAACCAGTCCCCAAAGCTAGCAAACTAGGTACGCTTGCCCAACAAGCAGAAACAAAGCAGCAGTGATTGTTAACAGGTGTGACTTGTTAATGAACGATCCAGAATCACTTAGGGATGTCAGAAAGGCAGCAATTGAAGACCCGACGGCGCGAGCCGCAATCATATCGAGGAAGGTCAAGAATGAGCTCTGGGAGAAATACTCGCGTAGAGAACAAGAGTTACTCCTCAGAATTTGGCGAGAGCAGAGAGTCTCCACCGGAGGAACAGCTGAAGGTGGTGAGACAGGCAATGGTGCAATTGAAAGAGAAGGAGAAAGCACTGGTGGCGAGGCTTCGGCCGAAGCCCCAGGAGGGAGTGTCACTCCTGTGGTCAAGCGTCGTCCCCGACGTGTCGGCCGTGGCTGTGACAGAAGACGAAATCTCCGAAGATTGTACGACATGCTCATCGCAAGTGGTGGCCCCAACCTTGGTTACATCGCATTCGAGTCGAACTTCAATAAGGAAGAGAGAGACACAGTCCGAAGCTATTGGAACAGAACAAAGCGCTGTGGAGAGTGTGGAAGCGAGTCCATCAACATCGGTGGCTCCATTGAGCAGTACGAGTCAGGAAGGATTGTCAAGTACTGTTACAGATGTGAAGCCGAAACCCGGATTGAAACGCCGTCCTGGCTATCGATCCGGCCCAACAATATTAATGGACGAGATAACACGCAAAGCAGTGGAGGCAATTGATGACGCAGCAGACAAACCAGTGCTGAATGAGGCTGCTGAATCCATTTCCAAGCCCAAGAAATTGGGTTGGGCGGCGCGTAATAGGGCCCGGAAAGAAGGTAAAGAAGTGTTTAGTGACCTCTATTGGCATTTAAAACTCCAAAGTTTTATGGAACCCAAAGATTTGACAACAGCCAAAAGGATGAAGATGAAGGCCTTGCAGTTCTTAGGGGATCATGACTTGAATGGATTGTCCTTGGAATATCGCTATAAACGGCTAGCCAGCACGTTGGCCGCTGTTATGGAGGTGTCCTTGGAGGAACAGGAGTTTTTGGCTTCTCTATCATCGAGAACGGGCGAAGGACTTAGACAGGAGTATAATGAGTTCGTCACCAATGGAAAAATAGCTGGCACTGGCTTGTTTGGGGGCTGGTGTGGAAGTCGGAATTACCCAATTACCGCGAACCGAAAATAGGATCACCGCAGTCTTCCTGCAGTCGAAATGCCACCAACCAACAGAACACGTGGAATAGGAGGTAGGTGTTTTACGCGTGAGAAAGATGCTAATCTGTTGGCCGATTGCAGCTACAGGGCGAAGACGTGCGAACGAGTAGGAAAGCGAAGCACACATAAACTTTTTGATTATTCATCGTTTGAGTCAGTGGTTTGGACACACTCTGACTCACCGAACAACGAGATATCAGCACTTAGGGAGAGACACCAGCTCCGTACAGGCAAGTCGATGAAGCTTAATGGCAAGATATTGGCTGCTCTGGATGAGCTGGTCCAGGCCAATGGGGGCTATGAACCATTGGAGCCTCGATCGGCACAGTCAGTGATTGATCACTATACTGGGCCGAAAAGAGAAGAGTATCGCAAGGGCTGGGAATCGTTGCTCGTTGAGCCACTGTGCAAGAAGGACGCTGAAGTTCGAATGTTTCTCAAGGACGACAAGTACCATTTAAAGCAGCCATCTGAGTTGTTGGACGGTGAAGTGGACAAATTTGGCCCACCCCGTTGTATACAATTTAGGAACAAACGGTATGGTGTTTTGTTAGCAAGGTATCTGCATGGTGTCGAGGAGAGGACGTATAACCTCCGAGATGTCACAGGATCGAGGGTTTTTGCGAAAAGCAGGAACCTCGATGAGCGAGCTGCAGATATAGTTGAGAAATGGGAGAGCTTCACGAACCCTGTTGCGTTGTGTTTGGACCATTCTAAATTTGATTGTCATGTGCAGGTAGGCCATTTGAAAGAAGAACATGAGTATTACAAGCGCTGGTACAGGAGTTCCAAGTTGTTGACGCGTTTACTGCGGATGCAAATTGTGAACAAAGGCGTCACACATACGGGGTTAACTTATAAAACCAAAGGAACACGTATGAGTGGTGATCAGAATACCGGGCTTGGTAATTCCATTATCAATTATGGGATGCTGAGGTATTATACGCGGAAGGTAAAGGCAGCATTTTATATTGATGGGGATGACAGTGTTATCATAGTCGACAGAGCAGACTTGAAACATTGCGACTTTGATTCTTTTGAAAAATTTGGCATGTCAACCAAATTAGATGTTGTGACGGAGTTAGAACGCATAGAATTTTGTCAATGTCGGCCGGTGTTCGATGGGGTGTCGTGGCATTTCACACGAAATCCGTATCGAGCGCTTGCTCGTATGCCATGGGTGACCAA